GCCGTCTCTGAGAGTACCGCCTTCCACGATCACGAAATAGTCGATCATCAAGCCGTTCTTGAAGTTGTTGTAGTCGAAGGTCTTGATCTCACCCAAGATCTCGATGTTGATGGCAATCGGCAGGCATGCCAGGCCCCAGGCATTTGATCTATGTGTGGACTTCTTCACGTGGATGATGTCCTCGTATGCGAAGTCCTTCTTCTGGTTGTTCTTGACCTGGATGTAGTTCGGCTTGAAGAAGCCAAACTCGTCATAGTTCTCCACGATCTGCACTTCACTGGGCAGCATCCTCTCCAGTCCCATCCACTGGCCTTGGGCGTTCCGCATCTTGATCAGGAAGCCATTACCGCAGGCGAGATAGAACTTCATCAGCTCCGCCAGGATAGTGGTCTGGTCTTCGCAGGCAGGGAATTCGGCAGTTTCCATCCAGGATTTGACCTGGCTGTTCTTGCAGTCGAACTCCATCACAGTTGCCATAGACAGGGCATCGATACAGCCGGAGTGGTACTCATCAGTATCTAAGAGATTGAGCAGGTTGCTCATTGAATAGGGCTGAGAGACAACTTTCTTGGTCTCGGCTGCCTTGGATACCAACTGCTTACCGATCCGCTGATACTTGGATAGATCTAGGCATTCAGTCTTGTACTTGCTCTCCAATAGATCTGCAGCTGAACTGATCGCCAGGTTATAGGCTCCTATACGCATCACTCTCATGAGCCCGCTCCAGTACCGCTCTTCAGCAGGTCTATCTTGGCAATCCTGACCAGTCTGGTGCCGTCTATCCGGCTGGTGTAATACTCCACGCTGGGTAGGTCCCGATTCATCAGCTTGAGGTAGAAAGAGCGGAACTTCTCTTTGAGTTGATATAAATCGGAATCTGGATCAGATACATTCTGAGCATTGACAATCAGGAATACCGTCCAGGCGATATCGGTATCCACATACTGCCGGGATGTGCCATGCTTGCCTCTCTCGGAATCGAGGATCAGGATGGCGCAGGGTAGGTTCTTGGGGATGTTGTCCTTATTGTAAAGGGTCTCTGCAACTCCTGCCATATTCAAAGCTTCAGAGATGCGGCTGCGTTCGGCTTGGTACTTCTCGAGTGCGGTCACAGGCTCACCTCGATATCGTTCAACTGCTGATAGATCCATTGCTCCCGGTTGGAGATGACTGAAGCGAACACATTACGAGCAGCGATGCCTTCCCGTTTGATCTTGCCCCGGATGAGATAAGCGATCTCGGCTACGGTCAGAGCTTTACCTGTCTCCTTATCAGACCAAGACAGGTGCTTGCGTTCGACCCAAGCGATAAGGGGAGTGATCGGAGTCCAGGAAGGCACTTTACCGCCCAAAACAAAAGGTTCGTGTTTCACATTGGAGCCTACTCTCAATATCATGGCAGTATCTGTAGTCTGCAGTAGATAACCTGTATTGCCATAGAAGTCGCCCTTGTCATAGATCTGCTGTGCCAAAATCTCCCTGCGGGAGTCAGCATCGATAGTCGATCCTATCAGATGCAGCCGGCTCTCCAGAGCTGAATAAATAGCCCGGTAGATCTCGATCATCAACTCATCCGGAGAAGTAAGATCACGGTCCGGCATCAGATCACTCCCACCCGGATAGCACGAGGCTGTCTGGGCTTGAGTTCGTTCAAACGATCCAGACCGGCTGGATTGAGATAAGATTGCAGGATGGTAAGTGCTCTCAGTTCAAGATTGGCTTTAAATGCGTCTATTTCGCTTCCTGTGAGCAGTTCGGTAGCAGACTGGTCTAATCCTACAGTCTTGACAATCCCCTCGCCAAGGGTCTTCAAGTTAAGAAACTCGGCAGTGGAGTGCAGCATCAGGAATGAAAACCCAAAACGAAAAGAAACCAGGAAAGGCTCCTCTTCCGGCATATCTTCGTGAGTTGCCCGATCAAAGTGCTCCTGCAGAACCAGTGAGTGGATCATCTCCAGAACCAGGCCCTGATGCTCCTTGAAGATGCCATTATTGGACATCTCTTTGGGCAGGTTGAGGATGGCGAGCATAGCATCGGTCTCGACCGGAATCGGGATCACTTACCCTTCCTCATCATCTCTGAAAGCTCAATTGCTCTCATACCCACTTGCTTCGCCCACTTGGAAGCCAGCATGTTATTGGCGGCCCGCTCCCAGTCCCCAGCTTTGATAAAAGCCAGGGTGTTGTTGAAACCCAGTAGTCCCTTGATACCCAAGTTGAAGCACATGTTAAGCAGCACCGACTGGCGAACCTCATCGAGTTTATTGTAAACCTCAGGTATCTCATCGATCAACCACTGCTCGCAGTCCTGGATATCTCTCTCCAGCATAGCATAAGCCTCTTTCTGAGATATTCCCCGGTCATCGAGATTGCGGCCGATACCGATGGTCAGTTTTCCTGCAGTACAGCGATATGGTTTCAACCTCAGACCTTCATGTCTGACTAACTGTGCCTTGATCCGATTCAGCAGTGACTCGGTCATGCTATCTCCTTGTTCCAGATGTGATCATTGATCCGGAGCCAGAAAAGCACTACCCTGTATGCTGACAAATCAGGATGGGCAAGGATGCCAATGATTTTGGGGTTGACAATAATGCCTCTCAATAATCCAATCCACCTATCAAAGAAATAGGATCGATTAAATGCATAAAACTGATGATAAGAGTGAAATGAGTTCATGCGAACAGAGTGAAATTGATTTAAATGTCAATGTGAACGAAGTAGAAGTCACAGACAAATCTGAGTGGGGGACATTTAAAGACAGTTTGAAATCGCCAGTGCATAACTGGTTCACTTATCCTGCCGGGTTCTCATATAAAGCGGTTCAACATTGTATTGAAACCTATGGACTGAGGGCAGGCACATCTGTTATTTACGACCCATTCATGGGAAGCGGGACGACCAACCTCACGGCTAAAACAATGGGTATCAACTCAGTTGGGGTTGAGGCACATCCATTCGTTTTTCGTATAGCTCAGTGCAAGATGAACTGGGACATTGACTCTGCTAAGATAGTTCAGTTTATATCTGACATCGATTCTGATTATAAGGTTATTAATGAGAATGATATGATTGGGGAGTTAACAAAAGAGTTCCCAGAGCTTATCATGAAGTGTTTTTTACCAAGTACATTGTATGAACTTCTACATACCAGAAATAGAATTAACAGCAGTGGCTTAGACATAGAACATCAAAATTTTCTGATTACAGCATTAATCGGAACCTTACGGGTTGTCTCAATAGCAGCAACTGGCTGGCCTTATATTGCTCCCAAAAAAATCAAAGTCACGAGCTTATCAAGAAAGGGATTTGGGACATATAAAAACCATGTCCTCCAAATGCTTGATGACATTGCCAAGATAAGAAAAACTTCTTGTTTGATTAATTCCAATCATAGCCTTATTTGCGGAGATTCCAGGGACACATCATCCTGTATAGATAATGAATCAATAGATTTGATTTTTACATCACCACCATATTTGAATAACTTCGATTATGCTGATAGAACACGTTTAGAGATGTATTTCACGGGGGAAGCTAAAAACTGGGGCGATCTATCAACTAAGATACGAAGCAAACTAATGACCAGTGCGACAACACAAATCAATAGATCTGACTCAAAGTATGTTTTTCATCGGGGATTGATTGACGAATGTCCTGATGTTTATGAGTTTCTGGCAAACGCTGTGCATGAACTATCGCAAAAAAGGCTGACTAAGGGAGGGAAGAAGAGTTATGACTTGATGGTGATAGGATATTTCAATGATATGTACAGAATATTGAAGGAAAATTACAGAGTATTAAAGACAGGCTCGACAGCATCGTACGTGTTAGGTGATTCTGCTCCTTATGGAGTGCATATACCGACAGATATTGTTATTGGAAACATTGGGAAATATATTGGTTTTAGTGATTACGAGATCAAAGTATTGAGGACTCGTGGGGGGAAATGGGCGGCCAATCCCCAACGGCACAGTGTGATGTTAAGGGAAACAATTGTTGTGTTAAAAAAATAAGATCTTATGTCGTTATTAAGTATCCATATGGAGGGATTTGAGATGAATCAGTTAGAAATATTTGAAATTGAGGATGAAGATATGCCCACAATTCAGAATCCAGGAAGCGCTCTTGGCGAAGCCATAGGCGCTCACATGGAGTTAGCGCTTAACAGATATTTAGCTCAGCTTGTTGATCAATACTCGTGTAGATTGATATCCAAAGGTCCACTAAAGAAAGGAAAGGCGACTAAACTGCTTCTGTACGACGATTACGGAACAGCATACAACATAGACTCAGTTGTAACAAATGAAGCAAATCAGCCACTTATTCTTGTGGAATATAAGTACATTAGATACAAAAAACATAACAGAGATAAAGGAAGCTGGGTTTGTACTGCTCATAACGCTGTGCGAAGAAGATACAGTAGTATAAGAAGTTCAATAGCTATACTAGCAGGTAGCTGGAGTAAGTCCTCTGTCGCCATGATGAAGAGCCACGAGATAAACATTTTTATTATTCCCTTCGATAAGATTACCGAGTTACTAAAAGCGCATGATATAGTATTCGATTGGGGCGAGAAAGATAGACATGTGGCTCAGGAATCTTGGGAGAAGTACTCGAAACTCACTCCCCTACAGAAATTCCAAATTGCTGAAGATATGATTGCTGTAGTTAAGGATGACGTTGAAGCAGCAATAAACCTAACGCTGGATAATCAAGCTAGCAGAGAGATTACAAGAACAGTCGTCGAAATACATACTAACCTTGGCGAAGTGAGATGGTTTGAATTTAACACTATCCAAGATGCGATTGAATTTTTGGAAGATTTTACTATCGAAGAGATTCTGAAGATCGAATCAGGTTATACTCTATTTGATATTCCAGTTTTTTCTTCAGATGATGAGTAGACTTAGGAGTAAGTTGAATCAGAGATATTATTAGTGCACATACTTCGCAACGAACTGATTCCTTATGAAATGAATATACAATAGGAGTGTTTTTAATGATTAATAACGGAGATTTTGTAGACATCATGAACTTTTACGATCAGTATGAAGTTGTTTATCAATCTAAAAATGACGACGATAAGCAATTCATAGAAGACCCTCATAAATGCATATGCAGATTCTGTGGCGGTACTTCTCCAGATGTTTCCTTCAAACATAAAGCTCATGCAATACCTGAATTCTTAGGAAATAGAAGGGTTCTCTCAAAGAATGAATGCGATTTGTGTAACGACTATTTTAGTTCATCTTGTGAAGATCACCTTGCTAAGTATTTGGGAATAACCCGTACATTGGGACAGATGAAAGGTAAAAATGGAGTTCCCTCATACAAGGCAACGAACCAGTTGAGTAGGATTGATGTAACTACGAGTGGTATCATAATCAAAGATAATGAGCATGGTGGAATTGCATCTGTTGACACTAGCAATAATTCTCTAGTAATTAAAGGTGAGTGTCAACCTTACAGGCCGTTATCTGTATACAAGGCTTTTGTTAAGATGGCTATATCTGTTATGCCTTACTCGTTCTTGGTGGACTTTACTGATGTTATTAAATGGATTAGATATGAACCGGAAGACACTCAGACATTACTATTAAAACCTTGTCTATTGATACAGAAGTTTATACCTGGGCCTAGACCAATTAACAGGCTTTCAATCTTATTGTTTAAAAGGAAAAATCCGACAGTGTTAATACCGTACATGCAGTTTATCCTGGCAACTGGTAACTATCAATTCCAAATTGTAGTGCCTTGCCCCACTAATGATAAGATGCTACATGACAAGCAAATATCTATGGTTAGTTATCCAACCCCGTTTGATATGGAAGAATACGAGTTTGGTCCCATAAAGACTAATCTAATCGACTTATCAGGAATGGATTTTGTGCGAGATGATCCCCGCATTGTCACAATGCAGTTTGATAGTTATCAAAAAACGAGTTCAGATTAGCAATTATACGAGTATCGTCATCGTCCTACACTTCCAGTGAAAGGGCGGAAACGGAGTATGTGCTCCAGAGACGCCTACTGGGTTCATCTCTGAGTCGTACTCAATCTGATCGTCCTTGATCCAAGGGGCGAGGGCTTTGATGTAGTCTCTGGCATCATCCAGGCTGTTGGACTTTGTATCAAGAGCCATCAGGTTATCCATCACCTCCAGAGCATCGTTTAGGGGATAGATCTTATCCTGGGCAGCCAATGCCCGGCAGATATCGCTGGTGCGGTCATCCAGGATCACCACGAGCTTGTAGTACCTGGCTTTGGCTTTCTTGTAACCCTGTAGCCTACCGAACTCCCTGATTCTGAGAGCGGTATGCTCTGCCAAGCCCTGCCAGTAATTGGATGAGCGGTTGGCGATGTCATTGAACTGGTCTTTGAGTGTATCGGCAAGCATCTCTTTGGTATAGCCCTGCTCGATGGCTTTGGAGAGGGTGTCTGCGAAGTTCTGCCGGACATCTGCTTCAAAGTGGTTACCGATCCAGAACAGCTGCTGCTTCTGAATGGTGGAGGATAGATGCTGATCGTCAATGCCCCAGAGCCCGATGCTGGTCTTGGTAGGGGCTTGCACTTGGACATCTTTCAGTCCGAGCCGCACACAGCGGTCTATTATCGCTTTGGTGGGCTCATTAACCAGGGCTGCGAAGTCATCTCCCAACTGGGTGTTGATGATGCCCATAAGCTTATCTATGGAGTCCCTGTTGAGCTTCTCTGCTCGTGGCATATCACTCAGCATCTGGATGGCAAGCCGGGTAGCGTCTTTGATCTCGGTCTTCCAGGCATTGTTCAGGACCCGGTAGTACTCAAGCATGAGCTTATCATAGTAGTTCATCAGAAACTGAATCTCCTGACCTTCACTCTATTCCTGCCAATATCGTATTCTGAGAAGCGTTCCAAGCATCCTGCCAGTGCATCACAGCCATCGATATAGCCATCAGGATAGGTGAGGAACTGGCTGATTAGAGTGGGCGTATCCTGTCCCTCCGGAAAGAGCACTTTGGCTGTCTCGATTATGGTCTCGGTTCTCTCGATGCGCAGGTTCTTGTTATCTTTGTTATCGATACGCTTGATTCTGTGACTGATCGGTGGCAAGTGGCTATCTTGTGCCCACCGATCGAAGTCTGCCAGGATGCGAGCCTGCCCGTAGGTGGTTTCACAGGCTGCCCGGGCTTTCACTCTGTAAGTACGATCAAGCTCCTGATAGGCATCATAGTAATATCTGAAGAACTTGGTGTTCTCGGTCTGCCTTATCCAGGCATGTATCACATAGAAACGATTCCCGTCATAGCCTATGGAGATGATGGCTTTGAAACAGCCTTTCTCGCCCCAGGCAGGATCGGCATAGAGCCAGACCCGCTTCATCTTCAAAGGCTCTGGCAGGGTTCTGTACTTGGTGAACCAGTGGTTCTTGAAGATGTTACCTTCGATTACCGGCTGTCCAAGCATCTCCCTCTGATATCCAGTATGTCCGAACTTGGCTCTCAGGTTTGGCAGAGTGACAGTAGGGTACTGCTCCTCCCAGATGGACTTGCCATGTATATCTTCGAGAGAGAAGCGCAATATCGCCTTTTGGTGCGTCTTTAATGCAATCTGGTAGGTAACGTCTAATTCTGGATTATCTGCCCGTAAATCGCCTAATATGAGCTCCTGAAACTGGCAGATGGAGTAATTAGGGTGTACCAGGTTACCGAGCCAGATGATGCGACCGCCACCCTCAGGTGCCAGTGCTCCGGCAAGCTCTTGGGAGATCTTCTCCATGCGTCTTTTACCGATGGATTGGTTACCCATGTTCTCTTCTTTGTCGATATCATCACAGACGATCAGTCCGGGACGTTTCGCAGTCTTGGGATTGATCGTGCCTCTATGACTCTGCTTGATACTTCTGGCTCTGATCCTGGCTTTGTTCTTGAGGTAGAAGTCGAGATCAAAGGCATCCACTGGCTGCAGCTCAGGATAGTCCATTGTTAGGCGTTTATTGTTCTGCAGTTCATGTAAAGTGAAGGCAGTGCGCTCCTGTGCCAGATCTATGTCTGCGGCTGTATGGATCACGTAACGTTCACCTTTGATTATCATCCAGATCGGATAGACCACTCCCATGAGTACCGTTTTGCCCAGCCCACGAAAACCTGTGATTCCGATGATGCCTGAGCCCTTATCAGTCTCATCGAACATTGTCTCGTGCGCTGGGCAAAAAGGTAGCGGGAAGATATGCGGGAAATAGGTATGGCAGAAGAACGAGAATGCATCCCATCCTTCTGATGTGGTGCGTCTAATCCGTTCAGTCTTGGCTTCAGGATTATCGTCTATAAAAGGCAAGACGGAGATCGTCTTGGATGCGATCTCCGTCAGAGCCTTGTTATGCCGCTGAATGAACTTCTTAGGCATAACCGGGTATCA